AAATGGCACAACAGCATCTAATACATTACTAAATAAAAAGATATATTTAGGTGCGATGAGTTCTTTATCAGGAGCAGACCCACAATTTTATTCAACTAAACAATGTGCCTTCGCTTCAATAGGTGATGGATTAACAGATACAGATGCAGCTAATCTTTATACAGCAGTACAAGCATATCAAACAACATTATCAAGACAAGTATAATGGAAGGAAGAATAGTAACAAACCAACAAGCTGAAGATTTACAAGGTGTATTCTTTGATGCTGATACATTTTTTAATTTCGTTCAAGATATTAACGATGTATATTTTTTATTTTTAAGTGAACAGGATGAGGCGGATATTAAGCCAACTGAATATGCTTATTTGTTAGATATTCCTTTGAGTCCTTTTGAACCAAAACCAACACCACCACCTTTTGAATAAATAATACAATGATAAATTTAAACCAACTTTTTGAAGTAATTAAGAAGCAAGGAGCAACGGGGGTTCTTGCAATGTGGCTATGGTACACGCATAGCGAAGTACAAGAATTAAAGCAACGCTTATATGATTGTTATGGAAAAGAAAATAATATGGCTGAAAAGTCAATTAATGATACTTCTTATTTTGCTATTATACCAAAAGATGAACTAATCGAAGTTGAATGAATTACGACTGGCTAAAAGACGAGAAAGCACCACGAATATTAGTTCAAGCCGTTAAACAACTTGGAGTTAAAGAGATTGTAGGCAAAGAACACAATCCGATTATCTTAGGTTGGGCAAAAGAACTAAAGTTAGCAAGTGTTTATAACGCTGATGAGATTGCTTGGTGTGGTTTGTTCATTGCTTATTGTGCAAAGATGGCAGCATTAGAAGTAGTCGATAAACCATTATGGGCTTTGAATTGGGCGAAATGGGGCTATGAACCTTCAGAACCAATGTTAGGTGACATTTTAACTTTCAAAAGAAATGGAGGAGGTCACGTAGGAATATATGTAGGCGAAGACGATACACATTATCACGTTTTAGGCGGTAATCAAGGTAACTCGGTAAGTGTTTCACGAATAGCAAAAAGTAGATTATTCAAAGCACGTAGAACGATGTGGAAAATAGCACAACCTGCAAACGTAAGAAAGATTAAATTAGAACCAAAAGGAGTAATAACAACAAACGAACAATAATATGGCAAAGAAAAATGTAAACGTAAAAGTTGACACGGATAATATAGATGTTAATATTGAGCGTAAAGACGGAGATTTAAAAGTTAACTACGACTCTAAAAAACTTGATGTGCAAGTTAATAAAACCGCTGACAACGTTGAGGTGAAAGTTGACGCACAAGGCGGTTTATTAAAATTTGTAGGCAATATTCTTAAAAAAGTTTTGTTACGTAGATTAAAATAGTATATTTGCAATGCTTTTTTCATAATTAATGGATTAATTGTTAACGGGAAACCCTTACTTCGGTAGGGGTTTTTTAGTTTATAGAATTAAGAATCAACATATACTCCTTTTGGGTATATATGTATAATTATTTAAATTTATAAGGGATACACCCGTAAGCAATAAATACTAATTCTTAATTCTTAGAAAAAATATTTTAAAATAAATGTAACCTATATTAAAAAGAATAAGTATATTTGTTCAACAATTAAACTTTTTAACTATGAAAAATTACTTTTTTGACTTGTTAGACCAAGTTACACCACGAACGGAAGAGCATAAGGACGTTTTAAAGTGCTTTTTAGGCTTTTTCCCGTTGTTTATCGTTACTTTGGTAGGATTGTATTCACTTTTAATTTTAATGCGATGAGAACGGCTAAAAACACGAAACCAACTTTGATTGAAATAATTGATTATTGGTTAGACCAAAAAGAAAAAAACTTGGGCAGGATGAATATGGAGCATTATATGCGAGTTTGTCACGCTAAAGCACGAACTTTAAGATGGAATAAAGACAATACTTGGACACAAATACCAACTAAACCTGATTTAATATGAAAGCAAATGATTTAAGGATTGGAAATTGGTTTATACAATATGATGAGCCAGAGCAATTCGATGGAGATTTTTATCATTTATCTGATATTAAATTTATCCCACTAACTGAAGAATGGTTGTTAAACTTAGGATTTGAATACAATAACAACTATGATAATTATGTAATTAGAGCAAGAGATTATTATAATTCTGTTGGTTGGAATGATGAGGATTGTGAATGGTATTATAACAATGATAGTTCAGACGCAGGATGTTATTACGTTACTTCTATTAAATATGTTCACGAACTTCAAAATTTATATTTTGCAATAAACCAACAAGAACTAGTATGAAAGCAAAACAAGTAACGGTAGTCTTTGAATACACGGATTTTAAAGTTTTAGATTCAATGATAGAAAGGTTAAGACTTGAATTGATGCAAGGCAAGGAATATTTCGAAAGTGATATTTATGACGCGCACGGTGGTAAACGTTATCTTCAGTTTATGCAGGAGTACAAGTCAAAACGTAATTACGTTGTAAGTAAGGATTCAATAACAATAAAATCTAATATATGATACCTAAACATAAAGCAGAGCAATTGGTAACGCATTTTAACTACCATTTGGAAATTAAGAAATACGAAAAGGCGAAGCAATGCGCTATTTATCTTTGTCATTCTATTATTTGGGAAACCTTAGAAGTAGAAAAGATTAAGTTTTATAAAGACGTAATCAACGAAATTGAAAAGCTATGACCTTTATAATCTACAACCCTAAACAAAAGATAGACTACCGTAAAATAAAGAGGTGGAAGATTAAAGTTAATATATCAAATAATTATTATAAGAATTTTGAATCAGATTAAAAAATAGTTTGTATATTTGTAATCGGTTAGAGTCTCAAACATAGTTAACCGAAAAGGAATTATTTACCCTTTCAATGAAACTGACGTGAGACTCCAGTGGATTTGAAGGGGTTTTTTTATTTATTAAAAATACGGAATGTATGAAATTTTTAGAAAAGGATTTGGAACAAATCATTTGGGATGCTGATAAAGAGGTTTTATCAGAAAGAGGTTTACATTTGGATGGTAAACTTAAACGACAATTAAAAATTGGCAACTATGGAATTGCTGATTTAATTCATTTTAAAAGACCTGTATCATATTTTGATAAAGAAACAATGAGAAGATATAATGTTGAAAATGGATTGATTGAAGTAATAGAATTAAAAAATGAAAAAATATCAGTTAGTGCTTTTATGCAAGCTGTTAAATATTTAAAAGGAATTAAAAATTATTTAGAAAAAAGAAATTTTAATGATTGTCAATATTGTTATAAAATAACTTTAATTGGTAGAGATTTAGATATGGATTCATCATTATGTTATTTACCTGATATAATTTGTAATGAAGAAATAAGTGTTAATATTATAACTTATGATTATAATGTAAATGGTATTGAATTTAAAAATAGGTTTGGTTATGAATTAGTAAATGAGGGATTTTAAAATGAGTGGCTGGATAAAACTTCATAGAAAGTTAACGGAAAACCCTTTATACTTTTCAGAGCCGTTTAGTAGGTCAATGGCTTGGATAGATATGTTATTAATCGCAAATCATTCAGACAATTATTTCTTTAAACGTGGAATTCGTATTGATGTAAAAGTTGGTCAAATTGGTTATGATTTAGATAGTTTAGCTAAACGTTGGAAGTGGTCAAGGGGAAAAGTAGAAAGGTTTTTAAATATGCTTGAAAATGATAAACAAATAGTAAGGCAAAAAACAAACGTAACTACCTTAATATCAATAGTTAATTACAAGGAATATCAAACAGATGATAAACCAAATAAGAAACCAAATAATAAACCAAACGGAAACAAACAAGAATGTAAAGAATTAAAAGAAGAAAATATATATAGGAATTTTCATCATTTAAGCATTTCAGTTGACGAGTTTAATAAGTTATGTATTGATTACACTAAACAACAAATTGACGATATTTTAGACCAAATTGAAAATAACGCTAACAATAAAAAATATACTTCATTATATTTAACGGCTAAAAATTGGTTAAGTAGAAACAAACCAACACAAAGCGAAGGTATTTCACCTGAAGAACTTAAAGCAATTAAACTCGGATTCCTAAAACCTAAACAATGATAACAAAAGAAGGCGACTGCCTACAATACTTGCTCGATTATAAAGACGGCAAAATAAAAGACGGATTAAAAATTGATTGCGATTTAGATGAGTACATTCGTTTTAAACCTAATCAATTAAACATCATTCTCGGACACGACAATGTTGGTAAGACGTATTGGATAAATTGGTATTTCTTAACGTTGGCACTTAAACACGATTTGAAGTTTTGCATTTGGAGCGGTGAAAACAAGAAAGCTACAATACTTCGTGATTTGCTTCAAATGTATTACGGAATAAAATTTAAAGATTTAACCTACCAACAAATAACTACAGGGACAACTATATTAGAACAACAATTTAAATTCATAAGCAATAAGGAATTATATAAACCAAATGAATTATTGAAGTTGTTTGAAGAAAGCGAATGTAATGTAGCATTGATTGACCCATTTACGGGATTAGATAGGCAAATGGATTTTCAAAGCAATTACAATTTTTTAAATACTTGCCGAGATTTTTGCAATAAGTTCGGAGTTACAATTTACATAAACACGCACCCAAATAGCGAAAGCGGTAGAAGTGGGAACGTTTATCAGGAAGGCGAATATAAAGGACATTTAAAAGCACCTTTAAAAGACCATATCGAAGGAGGTAAAGCATTTAGTAACCGATGTGATGACTTGTTTGTTATACATCGCTTAGTAAAACACGAAACAATGAAATATTGTACTTGGGTAAACGTAGAAAAGGTAAAAGATATGGATACAGGAGGTAAACATACAGCATTGAATGACCCTATTATGTTTGATTTTAATTCGGGGTTAGGGTTTGTAATTAATGGAGTTGACCCTTTGAAGTCAGTTAGACCAAAAACCAACCCGTTACAAAAAGAAACGGTTTCAAATAGTTTTCCAGTTCAAAACCAATTTGTTGACTTCAACAAAAAGGTTGAACCCGATATAGTAAACGGAAAAGAATTAATACCTTTCAGTCAAAAAATAAAGGATATGCCTTTTTGAATATTAAACTAAGCAAAAACACGAATAAATGGATGAATTGACTATTATAACAGGCAAAGTAAATTTAGATACAACCTATTTAAAGATTAAACTAAGCCTTGAAGAAATAAAAGAACGTGCTTCTAATAGACACGATTTAATACATTCAATGGAGCGAAGTTTAGCAGATTTACAACAAGTTAAAATTAGTTACGATGCAATAGAAAAAGAATTAAGGGCAGCACTTCAACAAAATTTCAGACTTGAAAAGTTATTGCAAGAAGAGAAATTTAAGAATAAGGATTTGCAAAGCAAGTTGAATTTTAAAGATATTGAATTATGAGATGTAAAAACTGCAAAGATAAATTCGAACCCAAGACATTTCTACAAAAGTATTGCTTCAAAGATGAGTGCATTCGTGTTTTTGTCGAAAAGAATAAGGAGAAAGTATGGAAAGAGAAAGTTAAAAAGCATAAACAAGGCGAAAAAGAAACTTGGCTGAAACTTGCAAGGGTAACTTGCCACACTTACATTCGATTAAGAGATAAGGATAAAGGTTGTATTTCGTGTGAAAAACCATTACAACCCAAAAATACGGATGCAGGACATATGTGGAGTTCAGGAAACCATTCTTATTTACGATATAACGAATTTAATATTAATGGGCAATGCTCAAGACCTTGTAACAAAGATAAAGCAGGAGACATAAATAATTATAGAATAAACTTTATTAAGCGTTATAGCCAAGAATTATTGGATGAACTTGACCAACAAGCTAAAAAAGAAAAACGATATAGCATAGATGATTTAAAAGAAATTATTGAATATTTCAAAAAAAAGACGAACGAATTAAAGTTATATTAAAAAGAATAGTTAATTTTGAGAAACAATTAAACCTTAAACAATGAAAAAGTATTATTGGACTACCAAAACAGGTCAAAAGATTGATGTTGATTTAATGGGCGAAAACCATTTGAGAAACACTTTAAAAATGATTTTGCGTAATATCGAAAATGCGGAAGCCAAAGAACGTGAAATTAGAAAAACACGATTCGAACTAAATGGAGATATAGCGCAAGACCATTACGACCAAATGAGTTTAGCTGAATATGAAGATGTAATACGTTATGGATTTTAAACTTTAAGCTATGTCAGTTACAAATTTTGAAGAACACACGCACGAGTTAACGAACGAAGAAATGGATATACTTCCAATAGTAGTTCACGGATTTAGAAACTACAAAAAGGATTCACCGATAAAAGCTGAATTAATCGTTACCCGAATGAACGAATTTTTGTCTGCAAGGGGTTTTAAAACACGAATGACTCAACCGAGATTGCGTAAAATGGTAAACTATATTCGTACAAACGGTATAATACCCTTGATTGCAACGTCACACGGCTATTTTACAAGCGATTGTACCGAAACCATAGCAGAACAAATTAAATCGTTACAGGAACGCGCTAACTCAATTCAGCGATGTGCTGAAGGTTTAAAGAAATTTTTGTAAATATTTTTCTTTTTTCGCTTTTATATTATTCTTTTTAGTATATTTGTACACGTTAAACAATTAATTTATATTTTATGAAACATTTATTTAAAGCATTGGCAGACTTCCAACAAGAAGTGCCAGTAATTCACAAAGGAACGCAAGGCTACGGATATAGCTATGCGGATTTACCTAAAATCTTTGAGGTGATTAACCCGTTATTACAAAAACACGGATTAGGGTTTACTCAACTAATTAACGGTCAACAAATAGTTACCGTGTTATTCCATTGCGAAAGCGGTGAAAGTATTGAAAGCAAAACTGATATACCAATGATTCAGTTAAAAGGAATGAACGATTACCAAAGTTTTGGCTCGGGAATAACTTATTATAGACGTTACTGCCTTTCAACTATTTTAGGAATCGTAACGGACAAAGACACGGACGCAGCAGGTGAACAAGTAAAAGCCGTAAACACGGAAAAGAAACCTAAGATTGAAGGTGAACGCTTCTTAAAAGCTATTGAAGCAATTAGAGCAGGTGAATTTACCGCTGAAGAACTACAAGCGAAGTTCGATTTAAACGAAGTACAAAAGAAATCATTGTTATTAGTATGAGTTCAAAAGTAATTTTATTTGACGCTGATAGCCTTCTTTATCAATCCGTTTATAAAGTAATTACGTTTTCTGAAATTCGTGAAATGATTGAACAAGGTCGATTAAGGTTTGAAATAGAAATGGAGATACTTCAACGTGCTTACGATAGGTTTGAGAAAATAACATTTGACATTCTAAACGAAATTGAAGAACATTTTACAATAGAAAAAACAATGTTTTTCTTTACTAAGTGTAAAAACAATTTTAGGAAAGAAATATATCATTTGTATAAAGCCAATAGAAAAACACGTAATAAATGGGTAAATGAATTGCGTAATTATATGCTTCAATTCTTAGAAAATTCCTTTGCTCACGATGTTTATGAAGCTGATGACTTAATTTATTATAACGCTCAGTTGTTAAACGTAGAGGATTATATTATTTGTTCAATTGATAAAGATTTAAAACAAATTCAAGGCTTACATTTTGATTATTATCAGGAAAAAAAATACGATGATAATGGAGAAGAATATAAAATTCGTAAAGGTTTTAAATATATGACTAAAACGGATTGTGAAAATTTACTTTGTGAATTACTTTTAGTTGGAGATACAAGCGACAATATCAAAGGGGTAAAAGGAATCGGAGAAATAAAAGCAAAAAAGATTATTTATTCAAAAAATTCTACTTACGGAAAGTTTAAAGCTATTTGCGAAGCGTATAAAAGCGAATCGGAAATATGGAAAGAAAAACTTAAAATGAATTATAAACTATTAAAATTTCAATAAGATGAAACAGACAGCAGTAGAATGGTTATTTGATAACTTAGATTTAAGTGGAGGTAGTGAAGCTATTGAAACTTTGAACAAAGCCAAAGAAATGGAAAAGGAGCAGATGTTAGATATTTATATTAACCATAATCAGTATAATGATAATTTCTTAGGCTTTGAGGATTACTACAACGAAACCTTTAAATCAGAATAAGATGGAAGATAAAATAAAAGAACTTGAATCATTACTTGAAAAAGCAATACAAGAACGAGATTATTATTATGAGTTATGGAAAAAAGCAAATGCTTACATAGTAAAAAATTAACCTTTAAATCAGAATAAGATGAAAGAACTAAAAACAATGGCTTACTATATTAACGTAACGAGAGAAGACCAATGCGTACAAATTAAAGATTTAAAACGCGGAATGGTATGGTATGAAGTAATAAGACAAAGCGACGCAAACACGATAAAAGAGTTTTGTTGTAGTGAAATAAGATTTAAAAACCTTTATATAGAAAGAAGATGAGTAAAACAAGCGTAAAAAGTAAAATCGAAGTCTTAAAACAATGGCTTCAAAGTATAAACCCAATAAAATATATTAAGTAAATGGAAAAGAAAGACAACAGCGGAGTGTTATTCACTAACAACAAGCGAGAAAAGGAAACGCACCCGCATTACAATGGTAAAGCTACAATTAACGGAACTGATTATTATGTTTCAAGTTGGGTTAAAGAAGGTAAAACGGGTAAGTTTTTAAGTTTAAGTTTTAAACCAGTGCAAGAACAACCAACGCAAGGTGGAAAACCAAGCTACGGGAACAAAGATTTTGACGATTTTTTAGGTAGTCTATGAAAGAACAAGCAAAAGTATTAAGCGAAGCAAACGAGTTGACAAGGTTAATGATTCGTCATTATATGCAAAAACACGAATTAAGCCTTAACGCTTTCTCAAAACGTTCAGGAATAAGACAACCTAACTTACATAAATTGATGAGCGGTAAAACGCTTTCGAGTAAGTCAATAGAGAGGTTAGGCGAGTTCTTTAGTAAATAATTTAAGGCGGGATGTAAAAAATTCCGCTTTTTTGTTTGTTGTATTATATTAATTAATATATTTGTAGACGTTAAACAATTAAAAACACGAATTATGAAAGATTTATCAAGAGATTGCCAAGAATGTAACGGATGGGGAACTATCACAATAGAACACAACGGAACTGAAATTCCTTATTTGCAGGATATAGTTGACTATGAGTGTATGAGTTGTACGGGAACAGGCGTAGAATTAGATAAAGACCAAGTAAAGGAACGCATAGAAGAAATTACAGATATGATTGAAGGTATGCATATTCGAATGAATGGTCACTCACGATTTATTATGCAGTTAAAGAAAGGATTATTGCACGAATTAGCTGATAAATACGTGGATAGATTAGACACTTGCTCACGTGCTTTAGGACGTTTAATTAATTATAAGAAAAAATTAGATAACTTAGTCGGGTGAAACTAAAAAAGACGAATGAATTTGCCATTGGCATTGCTTATAAAAAAAGTGGTGTCATTGGCATTTTCTTTTTAAGGTGGGTTTTAGAAATTTATTTATGAGTTGGATAAATAAGGTAGCTAAACACCACAAAGAATACGTAAACACGATTAAAGGATTCGGTGAAGATTTCTACGCAGAAGATTTAGTTCAAGAAATGTATGTTAGATTCATAACTAAAAACAAAGAGCAACAGGTAATGAATAAAGGCGAAGTTAATAGATACTATGTTTATTTAACTTTGCGTTCTTTATTTGTAGATTTTTACCGTCAAAAAAGCAAAATAATTAAAATCAATATTAGCGAAATACTTAACTTAGAGCAAATAGACGAGATAGAACAACACGAAGCATTTGGAAGTTTAATAAATAAAGTAAGTGAAGAAATGAATAACTGGCATCATTACGATAGGTTATTATTCCAATTGTATAAAGACTCAAATATGTCTATGCGAGAAATAGCACAAGGCACTAACATAAGTTTAAGAAGTATATTTTGCACATTAAAACATTGCAAAGAACGTTTAAAAGAAAACGTAGGAGAAGATTTCCAAGATTACGTGAATAGTGATTACGAATTAATATAAAATAAAATGGCACGAAAAAGACGAACGAAAGCTGAAATATTAGCAGCTGAAAGCAAAGGATTAGGCGATACAGTAGAAAAGGTTTTAGAAGCAACTGGAGTTACTAAGGTAGCTAAATGGTTATTAGGAGAAGACTGCGGATGTGATGAACGAAAGGCAAAGTTAAATGAACTATTTCCATATCGGAAAATGTTGTGTTTAGAAGAAAACGAATTTACTTATTTAGATGAGTGGTTTAGCAAAAACACGGATATAGTAAGACCGATTGAACAAATAGAATTATTTAAAATTCATTCAAGAGTATTTCAAGTAAGAAACGAACTAACAAGCTGCCCAACTTGCGTTGCTGAAAGAATAGCAGATTTAAGAATAGTTTATAACCAATACAAAGAAGAAAATGCCAATTCCTAAACCACGTTCAAACGAAGAAAAAAAAGACTTCATTCAAAGATGTATGTCGGATAGTAAAATGGCTTCTGAGTATGAAAACACCGACCAAAGATTAGCCGTATGTTCAACAAGCTATGAAGAAAACCTAAGTAAAGTTAATTTAGAAAGTTACACGGACTATCCTAAATCAGCAAAGAACGCAGCACAAAGAGCATTAGATTGGGCTGATAAGAATGGTTGGGGAGATTGCGGAACACCTGTAGGAAAAGCAAGAGCAAATCAATTAGCAAAAGGCGAACCAATAAGCGAAGAAACAATATCAAGAATGGCAAGTTTTGCAAGGCACTTACAAAATAAAGACGTTCCTTATAGCGAAGGTTGTGGTGGTTTAATGGTTGATGCTTGGGGAGGTCAAGCAGGTATTGAATGGGCTCAAAATAAACTTAAAGAAATACGTGGCGAATAGTGTCTTTTTAACAAGCGATTACTATATAGTTTTTATGAATCCAAACAAACATAAAAAGGAATGGAACGCTATTAAGTTAATTATGACAGTAAGTGAAATAAACTATTGTATATTTATTGATTATGAATCTGAATATTTAGAATTTCACCCCGTAACAAAACAAGAATTTAAAGAATATTATTATAACCCAAATTAAAATGAAATTAGTTAAAATATCGGACGTAAAGCCGAACCCAAAGAATCCAAGAATAATAAAAGACGGAAAATTCCAAAAGTTAGTTAAGTCTATTCAAGAATTTCCTGATATGCTAAATAAACGCCCTTTAATCGTTTTTACTGACGTAGATAATAAATACGTTGTCTTAGGTGGTAATATGCGTTTAAAAGCCTTAAACGAGCTAAAATTTAAAGAAATACCCGTTATCATAGCTGATGAATGGACGGAAGAACAAAAAGCAGAGTTTTTAATTAAAGATAACGTCGGGTTTGGAGAATGGGACTGGGATAGTTTAGCGAATGAATGGGACGTTAAAAAGTTAGACGATTGGGGTTTAGATTTGCCGATTGATTTAGACGCTATTAAAGAAACAAAAGATATTCCAGATATTGGAGAAATAGAATTTAGTGAGGAGTTATTATTAGAACATAATTACATTGTTTTATATTTTGATAACGCAATGGATTGGGAAGTGGCTCAAGAAGTGTACGGATTGAATAAAGTTAAAAGTAAAACAAGCGCAGAAGGCACTCAAAAAATAGGAATTGGTAGGGTTTTAAATGGTAAAAATTTTATATGAATGTAATAATACCAAGTTACAAAAGAAGTCACGATTTAAAAGGTAAAGATTATTTCTTTATGGCTAAATATTGTGTTCCTGAAAGTCAAAAAGACGAATATATAAAAGAAGTTGGAAAAGATAGAGTTATTACTTTACCTGATAATGAAGACGGAGATATAGTAAAAAAAAGAAATTGGATTTTAAAAAATATTCCAAGACCTTTAATAATGATTGATGACGATGTTAAAAGCATAAATTATTACGAAAATAGAAAAGGCGAAAATGACGGAGAACATAAAAACAAAGAATTAGACAAACACGAATTAAATAATTTTTTTAAACATAATTTTCAGTTATGCCAAGATTTTAATTGTAAAATGTGGGGATTAGGACAAAACGAAGATAATAGAATTTACAAAGAGTTTTTACCATTTAATTTATCAAACATTGTTTTGGGTCCTTTTCAAGCTCATTTAGAACACGGATTGTTGTTTGATAATAAGGTAGGGACAAAAGATGACTACGATATGGCTTTGCAACAATTACATAAATACAAGAAGATTTTAAGATTAAATAAATTTCATTATTTATGTGAACACGGAGACAACAAAGGTGGAATTGTAAGTTATAGGAGTAAAGAAAAAGAAATCGAGTATTGTAAACAAATAATGTTAAAGTGGGGTAAAAAAATAATTCAGTATAAAATACCACCTCAAAAAATGACTGATTTGCTCAATGCAAAAAAAGTTAATGTACCGATTAAAGGAGTTTAATTAAAAGCACCGATAAAGCACCGATTATGGCAAAAGAAGATAATTTAAAACCTGCGTGGAAAAAAGGAGAAAGCGGAAACCCTGCAGGATATAAGAAAGGACAAAAGAATAGAAGCACAATAGCACGTTTATGGCTTGAGACAACACAAAAAGCAAAAAACCCAATTACAGGCGAAGAACAAATTTTATCTCAAGAAGATTTAGGAACTTTAGCATTGGTTAAAAAAATGAGAGAAGGTGACGTTTCGGCATACAAAGCATTAATGGATTCAGGATACGGCGCACCACTTCAACAAATAGAACAAACAATAATAGAACAACCTTTATTTCCTGATGTTTCAGAGAACGACAGCAACGAATAAAGTACTGGCTTTAAAAAGACGAATTAAAATAATACAAGGCGGAACTTCGGCTTCGAAAACGTATTCAATATTAGCAGTCTTAATAAACAAAGCAATACAACAACCTAACTTAGAAATAAGCGTTGTAGCTGAATCAATACCACATTTACGTAGAGGAGCATTAAAAGACTTTCTTAAAATACTAAAATGGACAAGCCGTTATTACGATGAACAGTTTAACAAATCTTTATTAACTTATCAATTTAAAAATGGAAGTGTTTTTGAGTTTTTTTCGGCTGATGATAGTTCTAAGTTACGTGGTGCTCGTAGGGACATTCTCTATATTAATGAGTGCAATAATATATCTTTTGAGTCCTATAACGAGTTGGCTATACGAACGAAGAAAGAAGTCTTCTTAGACTTTAACCCTGCAAATGAATTTTGGGTGCATACGGAACTAAAAGACGAACCCGACTCAGAGTTTATAATACTTACTTACAAGGATAACGAAGCCTTAGACAAATCAATAGTTGAACAAATAGAAAAGAATCGTTTAAAAGCAGAAACAAGTAGCTATTGGAGTAATTGGTGGCGTGTTTACGGATTAGGCGAAATAGGAATGTTAGAGGGCGTTATATTTAGCAACTGGAAACAAATAGACCAGTTACCGAGTGATGCTCGGTTAGTGGGTATTGGTTTAGACTTTGGGTACACGAATGACCCTACTTCAGCAATTGAGATTTACAATTATAACGGAACACGAATACTCAACGAATTAGTTTATCAAACAGGAATGTTAAATAGCGATATAGCTAAAAGACTTCCAAAGAACGTAGTAGTGTACGCTGATAGTTCAGAACCTAAATCAATAGACGAAATAAAACGCTACGGAATAACGATTAAAGGCGTTACAAAAGGCAAGGACTCAATTAATTATGGAATTGATGTTATGCAACAACAAGAATATTTAGTGACGTCTAATAGCGTTAATTTAATCAAAGAGTTAAGGGCGTATTGTTGGGACGTAGATAAAGCAGGAACACGGTTAAACAAACCTATTGATAATAATAACCACGCTATTGATGCTTTAAGATACCACGAAATGGAAACGCTTGGACTCAAAAGAAATTACGGCACATATAATTTACGTTAATGACAGACGACACACCGATAATGACCCGAGAAGTTGAGCATTACGTGTATATTCGGACGGGTAAACGTGTGAAGATAGTTTTTAACGACGCCCAAAGTATAAGAAAACATTTAATGTTACTTGGTGAGGCGTATGCCGTAGCCGTGTACTACAAGAAACACAATAAAACGTTTAAATAATATGAAGTTAGAATTAGTAATTCCAACAAAGTTAAGTGAGATACCTTTAACGCACTATCAAAAGTTTTTAGCAGTAGCCCAAAAGACGAATGATGAGGTGTTTTTAGCTGAAAAAATGATTCAATGTTTTTGTGGTATTGAATTAAAAGACGTAGTTAAGATTCCATTTAAAGAAGTCGAAGCGTTAAGCGTACATTTTGCTACAATGTTTCAGCAAAAGACGGAATTTAAAAATAGATTTACTATTGCAGGAACTGAATTTGGTTTTATTCCTAATTTAGAGAATATGACTTGGGGTGAATACATAGACCTTGAGGCGAATATAAGCGATTTAAGCACGTTTCACAAGGCAATGGCGGTAATGTACCGTCCAATAGTAGAAAAACACGGAGACAAGTATAAAATAGAACCTTATGTTTCTACTATAAACTATTCCGAAATTATGGAATATGCTCCTTTAGATATAGCACTTTCTGCAAAGGTTTTTTTTTACAATTTAGAGAACGAGTTATTAAAGGCTACGATACACTATTTGGAGATGGAGATAATGAAGAACAAGGAAATATCTCAGACTTTAGCGAAAGAACTCAATTTACAAAGCAATGGGGTTGGTATCAAAGCATATATGCAGCAGCTAAGGGAGACGTCACAAAGTTTAATGAAGTTACCAGACTTCCACTTACAACAGCACTTACCTACCTTACTTTCGAAAAGCAGCGAACAGAGATTGAACAACGTGAATTAAATAGACAAATAAAAAAATAGATATGAGTTATTACGGAATATTAAACATTTTAAAATCTGAATTAGAAGCAACTGATTTAGTTACAACGGTTACGGAAGGTGATATTTTTCAAGTTGATTTATCTAAACAGACTTTGTTTCCTTTGGCTCATATTATGGTAAACAATGCAACGTTTGAAAACAATGTTATTCGTTATAATATTTCTATAATTGCTATGGATGTAGTGGATATATCAAAAGACGAAACAACGGATATTTTTATAGGCAACGATAACGAGCAAGATGTATTGAATACTCAGATAACAATGTTAAATCGTGTTTACGATAAATTAATTCGTGGCGATTACTTTTTAAACTTAGGAATTATAGATGGTAACCCAAGTTTAGAACCTTTTATAGAACGGTTCGAAAATAACTTAGCAGGTTGGACAATGACGTTTGATTATTTGATAGGCAACGAAATGACGATATGTAATGAATAATCGAGAAGAAACATTAAAACGATTTATTCAGCACGTAGTTAGTCAAGCCAAAAGAAACTTAACGACCTACGGTAAAAACGCTTCTAAGAAACTTTACAATTCAATTAAAGGTGAATCAAAGGCTTTTCCAAATTCAATAGGTATTTATTTTGATATGGAGGAGTACGGATTTTATCAAGATAAAGGTGTTTCAGGAACTAAAAAGAAATATGATACGCCATTTAAATATACGAATAAGATGCCACCACCGAGTGCTTTTGATAAATGGAGTATTCGTAAAGGTATTGCACCAAGAAAATCAGGCGGTCAATTTAAAACACGAAAAGGATTAAACTTCGCAATTGCTCGTTCTATATTTGAGAAGGGAATAAAACCGAGTTTATTTTTTACAAAACCATTTGAAGCAGCATTTAAAAACTTGCCTGATGAAATGATTGAAAGCTACGGATTAGACGTAGAGACTTTATTTAATGACATTATGAATCAAACATTTAAGAAATGAGTATTTTCGCACGTTCACCCTTTATTGTAGAAATTTCAGAAACAGGACAAGAGGGTTCTAAAGTAGAATTGTTTTTATGGAATGGCACGGGAGCAGCACCTGCAAACCCTTCATATACTTTGTCTAAATTAATACCTGCTACAAACAACGTAAACACGTATTATAATATTAGCCCTTACATTCGTGAATTCATATCATTTGATACAAGATTTGAAATATACAATACTTATCCTGCAGCTACAAACGAGCAATGGTGTAATGTAATTTATAAAAGATACAAATTAGACGGAGGTGTTTATACTTTACTTAATACAACAACTGTAAAAGCATACGATGGTTTTGGGTATTATGAAGAGGGAACAAACCCTAATTTATTTTATGATATTTTACACGAACAAGGAACGTTCAATTATTATTACGATGGAACTAACCCGAGTACAACATTAAGCAGAAGAGCAGGATATGTTACCGTTTACGCAACAACTGGATATAAAGCTAAATATACTAATTTAAACACGGGAGCAACGTTTACTCAAAACCTAACAAACAATAGATTTACAAACGTTCCAAGAGTTTACGCAAATTATTACGCTGATGGCAACAAATTAGAAATATTAGACGATTCA